CAGACGACATGACCAGGCAGCAGGTTCTTGTCCGACGGCCAGCGCCACAGGTCATCGATAGCACCACTGAGATCGGGCGCGACGACCTTTGATATGTCCTCGGCGATCCCGGCCCAGTCATACTGCAGGCCGAGGGACTTGGCGGCCCCGGCCAGGAATGTGGTCAGCTGCTGGTGGTCGTTTGCCCGGGGCTGCAGGTAATTGCTCCGCGCCCGGCTGTCCGTCAGGTACGGGGTAATATCGCGCAGTGACACCCCGCCGGGCATCCCCTGAATGCCGATCCACCGGCCTTTGACATCCTGGTGTGTTACCACGACTACATGGTCGGCGAGTGAGGGTTTTCCGGCGATGGCCTGCCCTACGCTGAGCAGCCATCCGGGGACGCCCCCGCCAGGGACAGCCAGCACGTCACCGGGCTGCGGGGAGTGGATGAAAGTCATGACGCGGGCTCCTCGGGCACGATGGCGGTGACAGCGGTAATAACCTCGTCCAGGGTGACCCCGGTAGCGCTCAGCAGGCTGTTAACCGCGGCGTTCATTGCTGCTTTCGCGACATCGTCCCAGTTGCCCGTGGCTTCCCATACGCGCTGTGCCGCCTGACCCGGGGTTTCGCTCACGATGCGGGCGGGGCGGTCACGACGACTGTGCTGCTGCCGGAGGTAGGAGGTTCCGGGATCACCGCCCCGCTGGCCGTCTGGGTGTACTGGCCGGGTGCCAGGGAAGTCAGCGAGCCCGCGGGGACCAGCGGTACGCCTGCCCCGTTCTTCGGGTCGGTGACCGGGGTGACGACCTGCCGGGTGAGCAGGGCGGCGATGGCGCCGACCGCGGCGACGATGACATTGGTGTCGATCACCCCGTGATGGTTGATCGCGTTGTAAACCATGATCACGGCAGCGTAAACAACTCCGGCGGCGGCAAGCAGCCCGGCCGGGTTCGTGTTTACGTTAAGCGCTCTCGGTACGGTGACGTTCATGGCAGAACTCCTGTCTACAAGCGTATTCTAACTTGCAGCAGCCACTTTTGTGCGGGCCACTATTTCTAACGTCCTGACCTGCACAGGAGTGGTGATGACTGAGGTTCCTGACCGGATCGGCGGGTGGGTTCCTCCTGGGGACCCGACCGCGCGGACTAACGAGGCTGTTGACCGGGCGACTGAGTCGTTCCGGCGGGACATGGCCGCGGTACAGAAGCTAATCGAAACGCGGCTTGACTCGATGGACAAGGCCACCGAGCTGCTCGCCGCCACGCTGAACCACGTCCCGACCGAGACGGACAAGGCGGTTGGCGCACTGAAAGACCTGCTCGGCGCCCGGATCGACGGCATGGATACCGCGACCAAGCTGCTGGCGGACAGCGTGGGCCAGATTCCCTCAGAGACGGACAAGCGCCTCGCCGCGCTGCGCACCATCCTGACGGGGGAGATTCACAGTGTGGAGGCTGTGGCGCAGGAGAAGTTCGCGGCGATCGACGGCACGTTCGGGTCTAACGCGCTCGCCCTGACCGCGGCCCTTGCTGCCCAGAAAGAAGCGGCAGCTGAACAGAATAAATCGAACACGCTGGCTATCACTAAGTCAGAGCAGGCGACTAAGGAGACGATCCTGGCCAACGCGGCGCAGACCGCCAGCCAGCTCGCCTCCCTGGTGGCCACCATCGCGGACCTGAAAGACCGCCTGGTGCGCCTGGAAGCGGGCGGGCTGGCCACCGCGGTTACCCGCAGCGAGTTGCGCGAGGGGCGGACAGAGTCCCGCGAGGGCATTAACCAGCGGCTGATCATGCTCGGCGTAGCGGTCAGCGTTATCATCATCGTGGTCAACATCGTGATCGCGGTCGTCATTCATCATCCCTAGGCGTACAGCATGACAGCGATGCCGGATGTGCCATTGGTGTCGCCGATGCCCGGCTGCTGCAAGGTGCTCGCGCAGAGCAGATTGTACGTCTGCAAGTTGCCGTTGCTGTCGAGGTGGTACCTGTAGCCACTCGTGGTGCCAGCGACGCCGATGCCATTGTTATAAATGAACGACCAGTACAGGTCGCCCGCGCCGTGGTCTGGAGTAACAGCAGCGAACTTGCCGGCACTTGCCACGTCGATCGTGCCGGATGCGTCGAGGGTCACTGCGCTGAATCCGGCACTACTGAAGAACTCCTGTCCGCCCGCCCGTATTGTTGGTGACCCGGCATTAGTTGTGATGGTGACCAGGTGGGAGCTAGCGATGATAACGTGCCCGATGAACACCGCTTCAGTGACGTTGTTGCCACTGCTCCCGGACGCGAAATGAGGTACCGGTGCCGACCAGGTGACGTTTCCGCCCGCACTGGACAGCGCCGTGGCCCAATCGGCAGTCGTACCCGTGCAAACGACGCCAAGCAGGATGAAGTCGCCAACCGCCGTCGGAACCAGGGTAAACGTCTTGCTGGAGACAGTCGGGGAGATTGGTGGTCCGACTTCAGTGAAAACCGGGGCAGGGTTACTTGGAGCGAAGGTAATCGCTGTGCTCGGGATAACAGTCTGCTGCGTGACCGTGCAGGCCGTTACGGTGGGTAGTGTCTCTATGAATGTCACCAGTACGGATGTCACTGTAGCCAGGTCAGCGGCGGTGAGCTTGCCGTCGGCGGGTGAAGCTGACGTGAGCTGAGCCGAGTCGGAATTGCCTCCGAATTCGGTCGGCAACGTGATGCTGAAGATGAACGAAGCCCACTTGTCCGCGTCAAACAGCGGCTGAGCGCTGCCGCCTGAGACAGTAAACAGCGTGAGCGTAGAAGCCGTCACCGTGGCTAGGCCGTCCACGGCAACCTTTAGAGCGGCAGCGGTATTGTCTGAGTTGGCTAGCGTGAGTGCATCCGGGTCACCGTTTTGCGGATATCCGGTATAGAAAAACATTTGGGTACTGCCAGAGGCAGTTTGAATGTCGAGTACCCAGCCACCGCTTATACCGTTATTGCGGTACCCCTGGCCCCATTTGATGTAAGACATCGTCGTTCTCCTTTTTTAAATGAGACCTGATGAGTTCAACCGGGAGATAATTCCGTTAATTGCTGATGCCAGCGCGGTTTCCTCAGCCGTGCCCCCGCCCACTGTTGATACTCCGCCCTGGCCGCCATGGTAGCTGCCGGTGAAGTTTCCGTCAGCCAGGATATTTCCGCTCACGTGGAGGCTGCCGCCGGAGAAGTTGTTCGCGGTGGACTGCCCTCCAGCGGTGAAGTTCCCGTCCGCCTGCGCGCTCCCCGATACGTGGATACTGCCGCCGGAGAAGTTGTTCGCGCTGGACTGGCCGCCTACGGTGTGATTGCCGTCCGTCTGCGAGCTTCCCGACACGTGGATACTGCCGCCGGAGTAGCTGCCGCCGGTAGAGAAGCTGCCCGCACTGTGCTGCCCGTCCGTTATCGCGTTCCCCGACACGTGGATGCTGGCACCCGAGTAGCTGCCGCCGGTAGAGAAGCTGCCCGCGCTGTGCTGCCCGTCCGTTATCGCATTCCCCGACACGTGGATGCTGGCACCCGTGTAACTGCCGGTAGCGGTATGGCTGCCATTGACCTGCTGGTTGCCGTTCACGGTGACGCTGCCGCCCACCGATCCGCCGTTGCTGACGAAGTTAATCGCCGGTGCGGTCGCCACCACGTGCGCGTTCAGCCGGGCCTCGGTCGCCACCGCTTTCGAGTTCACTGACGCGACCCCGGCCATGGCGTGCACCGCGACGAACACGAACGCGGCCAGCAGCGTCATGAAGCCCCAGGTCAGGCTCAGGAAGTGCGCCGCTATCTCAGCGAGGCCGGCAGTGGCCAGGGTTGTCATCCAGCGCTTCACAAGATTCTCCTTACGCGGTAGGGGCAGCGATGGCCGCGGGCTTTGGCAGGTTCGCCACAGCGGCAGCCATCAGGCCGCTGAAGCTGGTGTCCAGGTACTGGAACGGGGTGACGGTGCCGGTCAGCGCGTCGTCGTCGTACGCGTAGCCGCCGATCAGGAAGGTGACCGGCCCCAGCGTCACCTCGCCGCCGTAGCCGTAATCGACCAGGACCAGCTGGGCGACGGCGCCGGCGTGGTTCAGGCCGAGGTCCATGCCCTGGCCGCCGGTGGTCATCAGGTCCCCGGCCCCGGCGGCGAACGGCCCGGCGAAGTTAGCCCGCTGGTACCGGAGGAGCACCGCGTTCCCGACGGCCTGGGCTGTCCCCGCGCTCAGGGTTCCGGCGCTGGACAGGTCCATGTACGCTTCCCGGCGGCCGTGCAGCGCGATCGACGCCGCTGACGTAGCCGAGGTAACCGCGAACGTGGCGGCGGTCCCCGCGGTCGCGTTGTCAGCAACCGACTGGTACCGCAGCCAGATGACGTTGACGTCCCCGCCAAGGGTGCGCGCGGCCGGCTGGCGGACCAGCAGCAGCCGGTTCACCGTAGCGGGCGGCGGGAACACGGTCAGCACGTTGCCGGACGGCCCGGTCGCCACCTGCCAGGTCAGGTTGCCCTGGTAGGTGGAGGTGAGGTTGAGCAGGTCGGTGATCGTCTGCGCCCCGGAGTCGACCGGCTGGCCGACCCAGATGCCCGACGGCAGGCCGATCCCCGGGTTAACCCAGCGCAGCCCGCGGGCAATGGCCTGGTTGACCGCCTCGTCCGGCTCGCCGGTTGGCCAGGTGTCCGTGTAAATCGCGGCGTAGTTGGTGCCGTAGTTCCCGGCTCCGACGGCGGACAGCGTCCAGCCGGCTGTGGTCGGAGTCGGCTCCGTCATGACGCCTTCCCAGATCACCCCGCCGCCCCGGTACACCTGAACGATCCGGCCCGGGTCAGTCGCCTCGGTCCGGGTGCTGGCCGATACCATCAGGTTGCAGCTCAGCTGGTCCGCGCCGCCCGGCAGCGTCCAGGAGTACTTGAGTGCGGCGACGTGCCCGACCTGCCCGAGCCACCGGGGGCGGGTCATTGACGGGGTAAGAGTACAGATCTGCGACTGGTCACGCCGCTGCAGTGGCATCAGGTACCACCGCTTTCGTCATCTTCTAGCGGGGGAACCAGATGGATGCCTGGATACTTATCATCGTCGTCGTCGACAGGTTCGGGTTCCGGCCTGGGCCAATCTAGGGCATCATTAAGTGGACCCATCACACCGGAAAGAGAGGAACGACCGAGCTTACGGTTTCCTTCAGAGACGATCTGAGAACGAACTGTTGTTGTCGCCGGTGGCCGTTCCTCGCCGGAGTAGGCCGTGTCATCAGCCATAAGGCGGCTACCCTGGACAGCCCGGCCGCGCCATCGCTTCGCGGAGAACGCGCTCTGACATGTAGCTGCACCGCTCGAATATTCATTCTAGACGCTCGATGTGCCATCGTGGCCAGTAAGAAATAGCTATCGAAGGAGCGCCTTCCTGCGCGTAGGCCATCAGGGTGTTGATCCCGGGTTCGATGGTGAGCGGGCCGCCGCTGATCGTAACAACGTTGGCGCCGGTGACGGGGTTGATGTCCATGGCGGAGATGGCCTGGGGCCGCCCGAGCTGGCTGCCCAGGTAGTTCCCGAGGTCGTGGCAGGGGTCCGGCTCCTCGAAGTAGTAGTTGATGTAGCCCGTCGTGGGCTCATTGACGATGACCGTCTGTCCTTGCACGTCGAGGAGCAGGACGTCGTACCAGCGGTCCGAGCCGTTGGTATCGCTGACCAGCGCGGTGTAGTAACCGGACGTATTGTCTTCGGCGACGGCCTTCAACGGCAGGGTCAGCACGCCGGCCAGCACGATCCCGTTGGTGACCTGGGTGTTCGGCGTGATGGTAATCGGCGTGGTGGTGGTGTCGTAGTGCGCCCCGCCGAGGGCCTCGTACTGCCGGATGGTCACCGAGATAGTCCGCGGTGAGGCGGGGCTGTTGAAACTGAAATTGGTCAGGATGACAGAGTAAGTCCCGTTGAAGTCGGCATTTACCCCGCTGACCAGGGACGGCACCGGGTACTCGGTGGCCCCCGGCGCGACTAGCCCTGCTCCGACCGGGACGAACGGGTTGAGCTGGAGCGGTGACCACGTCCCGGGCCGGTGCACGATCAGTGTCTTGAACGCGCTTGTCGAGTACGGGGTAATGATCAGGCGGCCGTTACCCCCGCCGCCGCCTGCCTCGCTGGCACCCGAGGAATCCGCGCCGCCGCCGCCGCCGCCGGGCGCGCTGCCCGCTGACCCGGTTGTGTTAGCCGACGGGCCGCCCGCCCCGCCCGCGCCGCCGCCGGCCACTGCCGCTGCACCGTTATTGGTCGGGGCGCCGCCCGGGTAGGTAAGCCGGACCTGCCCGGTCGCGCCCGCGCCGGACGTGGTGCTGCTGTAGTACGTGCCGCCGCCGCCGCCACCCGGAGCTGAGCCCGCCGTGGCGTTCCCGGTGCCAGAGCCAGTTCCCGCGCCGCCGTTCCCGCCGCCGCTCGGGGCGGTGCCCGCGCTTCCGTAGTTGTTGCCCGGGTTACCGCGCGCCGCCGTGCCTGCCGAGGAGCCGCCGCCGCCTGAGTACGGGGAGTTCCCGCCGCCGTTACCGCCGTCGAAGTGCACGGTGGCGCCGCTGCCGGTCCCGCCGGCCACGCTGCTGGTGAAGGTGCCGGGACCAGCCCGCCCGCCGTTGGCGGTGACCGACGCGGCGTTCCCGGTGAAAACCGAGATGCTCCCGTTGTTCCCGGTCAGGCCGGTGCCGGTGACCGCGTTCCCGCCTCCGCCGACCGTGTAATTGTAGGTATTGCCGGGCGTCACGTTAATGAATGCCGCCGCGTACTCACCGCCGGAGCCGCCCGCGCCGTTAAAGTTGCTGGACCCGGTACCGCCGGACCCGCCGCCGCCCCAGCACTCGGCGTATACCTGGGTAACTCCGGCCGGGCAGGTCCAGGTATTTGCCCCGGGGGAGGTGAACACGGTGGCCGCGGTTCCGGCTGGGGTGTTTCCGGGACTGGTATTACCACCGGAGGACCCGCCGCCGCCGCCGACGGACCCTGACGCGGTCCGGCCCGCCCCGCCCGGGAAGACGACCGAGTTAGCGGACCCCGATCCGCCGAGGCCGCCGGCGGTGGAGTTCTGCGCCGCCGAGTTGCCGCCGTGCGCGGTTACTGACAAGGTTCCGCCCGGGGCTGGCCCGAACGTGGTGGGACGCCCGAAGCTGGCCGACGCCCCGGCGGTGTCGCCGCTGCCGATCGCGTACTGAATGAGGTCACCGGGTGAGGCCGGGAAGATCTGCTCCGCCGCGTACTCACCGCCACCGCCGCCGCCGCCGAACCCGGCAGCCGTCTGGGATGCCCCGGCCCCGCCGCCGCCCACGGCCTCTACCTTCAGGTAGACGGTTCCGCCCGGCACGGTGTAGATTCCAGGGCCGGCCGCGGTGACAGTGGTCGGTGACCCGGCGGCCAGGGCGCCCTGGAACTGCATCGACATCGGCGCCCGGTGCGTGCCGACGACCCCGTGCAGGGTATAGACATTGCCCCGCGGCGACGGGCTGGCGGTTACCTGCGACGACGAGTACGCGGTCAGCGCGTCCAGGTAGGCCACCGTCCAGCGCAGCTCACCGCCCGGGGTATCCCAGCGCGGTGCCCGGTTGATGATGGTCAGTGAGTAGGCGGTGACCGACCCGTAATTGAACTGACCGCTATTTTGCGGGATGCGCACTGTTATCCGGGTGAAAACCGGGTTCTGCGGGTCGTCGGATACGGGCACCCACCGGTTCTTGTCTGTCCAGGACAAGGTGACGCCGCTGGTGTCGGTCAGGCTGAAGTTCAGCGTCACCCGGGTCTGGCCGCGCGGGTGGTGGTTGAAGTAGTGCCGGGACCCGAGCCCGAGCCACAGGGACAGCCCGGTCATCCCGCCCAGGTTGACCGGTGCGGTCAGCGCGGCGCTGTACACCAGCGGGCTGTTCTGGCCGTCGTCCTGGTCATACGGCGGGTTCCGCGGGTCCCAGTAGCAGGAGCGCGGGCCGACAATGCACCGGGCGGACTGCACGCACTGCGGGCTGTTGATCGTGCTGAAAGCGTCCAGCACGATCGGGGCGGGCGGAGTACCGGGGCCGTTGAGCGAGGCGATCGGGGTAGCGAAGGCGATCTGCTGCTGGGTATCGCTCCGGCCGTAGGGAAGCGCCTGGAACTTGATCGTCACCTGGGCTTCTACCTGGTTGCGGCTCTGCACCCGGTACTCTTCCGGGCCGCCCATCGGGACAACCGAGGGCTGCGCGCGGAAGCAGTCCAGCACCATCGGAAGTGACTGCGGGTCCGCGCCCGAGGCCCTGGTCCAGGTAAGCGGCCAGTGCGGCGCGTCGATGGTCTTCAGCAGCAGCTCGCGCGCCCCGGCCAGCGTCCGGTAGTCCGGCGCGATGATCAGCACGTTCAGGGTGATGGTCCGGTCCGACGCCCGGTCACCGAACGGCTTCTCGCCGTCAACGATCAGGCTGGCGATGAAATCCGTCGTGGGCTGGGGGGCATCAAGGCTGAACGGGGGCTGAACCCGGAAAACGGCCCCGGGGCACATCGGGTTGACCGATGCGATGCCGAGCGGCGGACCCCACAGCTCGATCGCCTCGCCGATCACCAGGCTGTCGTAAACGGTGGTAGCCATGACCTACCGCCTCGCCGAGTACGAGCCGCGGTAGGCCGCAGCGGTGGACGTCGAGTTGAGCGCCCCGGCGAAGGCATGCGGCGTCCCCTGGACAGCCGCGGTGTTCTCCCGTAGCGCGTCGACGATCGCCTGCGCGTCCGCGCTCAGCTTCCGGGTGCTGCCGCCGCCGGGCGGGGTCACCTGCTCGTACTGGCCGGTCCGGTTAACCGACATGCTGACCCCGGGCGGAATCCAGCCGCCGGCGTCGTGCACGAGCCGCGGGACCATCGCCAGGCCGCCGACCTTCCCGCCCTGGCTGAGCCCGGTATCCGCCAGGTGCTGCAGGTGCAGCAAGTGCCACAGGTGCGTCAGGTGCGCGTTCCCGCGGATATCCGCCATGGACAGCCCGTGCACGGCCGACAGGTCCGCGGTGTACTGCGACTCAGACAGGACGCTGGTCGGTACTGAGCCCTCGCTCGTGGTGGCCGCCGCGTGCGAGGCCGCTGCCTTAACGGCGGTGGCGACGGGAACCGACGGGATAACCCCCGCCTTGGCGGAGTTGCTCAGCACGGCCAGGGCCGCGGCCAGGGTCTTGTCCGGGCCGCCCGCGGCAGTGCTCAGCCCCTTGTCGGCGGTGGTGAGGATCTCCGCGCGGGCGGCCGTGCCGAACTTAGACAGGTTCGCGGCGGTCAGTCCTTTCCCGGCCAGCGCCGCGTAAGCAGCCACCTCGGCCTGCTGGCGCTTGGTGATGGTGCCCAGCTCGTTTGTTACCGAGGTCTTGTTCGTCTTCAGCCACGCGCTCGGGTTGGCGAGGGCCGAGGTAATCGCACTGCTCAGCGCACCGAAGTCACCTTGCTCGGCCTGCTCCTGCTGGCCCAGCCGCGCCATAGTGGTAGCGCCCGCCGCCGGCTGGCTGGCACCCGCCTTGGCTGCCGTTGTGGTAGCACCCGCCGCCTTGGCCGCGGCGGCGACCGCTGGTGCCCCGGCAGTGGCAACCGCCTTCAGTGCGTTCAGGGCGCCGGCGAGGCTCGCAACCGGCCCGGGAACCGCCGTGCCGATGCGCTTGTCCTGGTCGGTCAGCAGCTCCTCGCGCAGCGTCGTGTCTAGCTTTGACAGGTTCCCGCTGGTCAGGCCCTTCCCGGCCAGGCGCGCGTAAGCGGTCTGCTCGGCCGCCTGCCGCTTAGTCAGCGTGCCCAGCTCACTGGTGATAGACGCCTTGTTCGCCTTGACGAACGCACTCGGGTGCGAGAGCGCCGAGGCAACGGCACTCCGTACGCTGCTGAAGGCATTCCGTTCAGTTCCCTGCCCGGCCGCCAGGCTGCCCGCTAGCCCGCCGCTGGCGAATCCCGGAATCATGCCGCCCTGGTTATACCAGCCGAAACTGGCCTCATGATTCCAGGCGGCAATCGGGTCGCCGTACCTTTGTGCAATATAATTCAGCATTCCGGTAATCTGACCCTGTGCGGTGGTCGAATTTCCCCCGTACTGGGCATACTCGCTCGGCCCGTTAATGAACTGGGCAAGGCCGTAAGCGCCGCTTGTGGGGTTCTGCGCCGTCATGGACCAGCCGGCCTCGCGGTTCTCGACCGCGGCGAGCGCACTCCATTCCGCACCGGTCCAGCCGCGGGCGGCAGCCATCTGCTGCATCATCGACTGGATAATCCCGCCGCTGGCGCCGCCCGATCCGGTAAAGGCCGCCGCCGCCTTGGTAGCCGCTGCCGCCGCCGCAGCCTGGGCCGCGGCGATCTTCGCCTTCATGTCCGCGATCATCAGCGCTGCGGCCGTCCCCTCGACGGATTTAGCCGCCTGGCTCATCGCCGAGCCCATGAAGTCCTGCCCGACCCCGGACAGCACGCCGTACGGGCCGACCAGGCCGCCACTGGCGAAACCGGGCAGCTTGCCGCGCAGGTGATCGACCGCGCCCGCCTTGACCATGCCCACCGGGACGACGACTTCGCCCCGGGTCAGCATCGCCGGGTAATCGTCCCTGGTGCCGGTTCCGGTGCCGACCCGGCCGCCCGCCGCGTGAAACTCCAGTAGGCCGGTCTGCGCGTTCTTGATGTTCTGTTCCGCGAACGTGATCGTGCCTGACCCGCTGCCGACTACGCCGACCGCGACCGTCTTTCCCTTCATCGCGTCGATGGACTTCTGCATGTTGTCCACGAGCGTCTTGGCGGCGGTGGCGCTCATCCCGGTCTTCTCCAGGTCGGCGATCAGCGTGTCACGAGTCGCCTTGCCGGCCGACGTCTGCGAGGTCCCGTTGGTGATCGCGTCAGTCCAGAGCTTCATCTGGGCGGTAGCGCCCGAGCTGGCGAGCAGGTCGGCCTGGAACTGCGCGGTCAGCTGCGTCTGCAGCACGTTCGCCAGCGTGCCGGCCTTGATGGTGGACGCCGCGATGATTGAGCTGAACCCGGTCATCGACGTGCTGTTGTTGTCCACCCAGGTTTTCAGCGTCTTCAGGCTGACCGTGCCGGGGCCGAGCGCGTTATTGATCAGCGAGACGATAACCGAGTTGGCCTCGGTGTTCTTGCCGGTGTAGGCGGTCATCTGCCCGGCGGCGGTAGCGACCACCGTGGTCAGGTTCTTCTGGCTGATGTTCTGTTCCTGCAGCGAGCCGATCAGCTTCTGCGCCGCCGGGATGCTCTGGTTGTACAGCGTGTTAGAGAACGCCAGGGACTGCTGGTTCAGCCCGGACAGGTTGCCCTTGGCCAGCGTTGCCGCGTCCGCCAGGCCACTGGGGCTGACAAACTTGGCCGTCGTGCCCTGAATCGACTGCTGGAAGTTGTTGAACGCGACCTGGCCGCCGGTGATCACGCTGAGCAAGTTGCCCTCGGCCTGGACGACCTTCTGGATGGCGGGCAGCTGCTCGTTCAGGAACACGTTGGTCAGCGCGTTCTGCGCCGCGAGAGCCGGACCCCCGGTGAACCCGGCCAGTTGCGTCTCCGCGGTAACGAGCGCCTGGATCTGGGTCACCTGGCTCTTGAACGCGGCGTCCGACTCGGTGGCTACCGCTCCCGCCTTCACCCCGATGGAGTTCAGGTCAGCCAGGGCGCTCGACTGGCTGCCGGTGATCTTGGTCAGCTCCGCCATGCGACTGTTCAATGTCACCTGGGTGGCGGAAAGGTTCTTCTGGTTATCCGTCAGCCCGGTGTACTGCGAGTTCAGCTCCCTGATGGTACTCATCTGGCCGTGCATTCCCACGGTCGTTACCGTGATGTACTTCGGCGTGTTCTTCAGCTGCTCGTTCGTCTGCTGGAGCCCCTGCGCGAGGGCCGTATTCGCTGAGGTGAACGTCGTTGACGCGTTCACCTGCGAAATGATCGCGTCATAGGCCTGCCGCGCTGCCGTCTTGACGTTACCGAGCCAGATGGCCAGGCCGACCAGCAGCCCGATCCCCGCTGCCACCCAGACAAACGGGTTAACCAGCGCCAGCGGCGCGAGGATCGCCGCGAATGTGGCGGTCGCGCCCTCGGCGACGATAACCGACTCGACGTAAGCGGCTAGCGCCAGCCCCGCTGTGACAAACAAGCTGCCCAGCGCGGTAATCGGCCCGCGCAGGAGCAGGAGGGCGGTAACGAGCAGGCCGCCGTACAAGACGGCCCCGTGCATGGCCAGCCCGATGCCGAGTAGATCCTGCGCGGCGGAGCTGCCGGTAATCGCCTCCAGCGCCCCGGTCACGTCCCGCAGCGCGGAGAAGAGCAGCTGGGCGTACCCGGGCAGCACCTTCAGTACGTTCCCGAAAATCCCGAATACGTTAGCGATGATGTCACCGAGCAGCTGCAGGTCCGCGACGCCCTTGGACACCAGGCCGTTCAGCCCGTTGCCGCCGAGGGCGTTCTCCGCCCGTGCACCCAGGCTGTCGAGCACCCGGCCGGCGCCGGTAGCGAGCTGCTGGAACAGCCCGGCATGGGCGTTGATCGTGTTCAGCGCCTCGCCGAACAAGATGTACACCTGCGGCTTCACCGAGTCCGTGAAATGCTGCAGCCCGTCGGTCAGCCCGGGGAACGATCCCCCCAGGGCCGTGGTAACCGTAAGCATCGCCTGTTCAGACTTTACGATATCGCTCACCGTTGAGGCAGCCGCGATTCCGAACGCCCCCAGCGCGACCGCGGCCGGGATGACGACCGCACCGACCTCCAGGATGCCCTGGGCGAGCAGGTGGATCACGCCGACGCTGGCCAGGATGCCGGTCGTGCCGAACGCGCCGCCGAACAAGGTAACCTTACGGCCGATCAGGCTCCACAAGTTGAACCACGGCCCGAACGCCCGGGTCCCCCCGGTAGTCGCGGTATCACCGACCGTCTTTACTTCCGCCTTGGCCAGCGCGAGCTTAGCGGTCATCGCGGTGATGTCCGCGTCGAGCCTGATTTTAGTTGCCGCGTCCTTCAGCACCGCGACCTGCGCGTCAAGGGCAAGGATCTTGGTCGCCGCCGCGTGGATATCCACGTCCGCGGTCATCTTCGACATCGCTTCGCCCAGGTGCGCTATCTGGGCCTGCAGCGCGGCGATCTTAGCGACAAGTGCCGTGGTGTTAGCGTCCAGCTGCAGGTCTGATGTCTTGGAGGTCAGCGTCGCTATTTTCGCCTGCGCCGCAGCGATGGCCGCATTTAGTTTCGCGGCGTCCGCGCCAATGGGTACATCACCGCTGACCCGGGCCATCGCTGCCTTAAGCTGGGCGATTAGCTTGGCCCGGAAGCCACCGGTATCGGGAACAATGCCTACGAAGGCTGTCCCGAGATCCCTAGCCACGGCTACCGCCTGTCATGTCACAGCTCCAGGCTGTCCAGGCCCGTAGTAAGGAACGGGTACCGCTGGCGGTCAACGCGCGGTTCCTCCAGGAAAACGGTCGGGTCCTCGGCCGCGGTCACCCCGCCGTAGATCAGCCCCTGGCTGTCATAACCGATCTTGGGACTGATGCTTGCCAGCGTGAAGCCAGGCGCGGAGGCGTCGCTGCGCGCACTCCAGGTTCGCGTGTGCCGGACCCGCACCCTGCCCCGCGCGACCCCGGCCGCCTGCTCGCTCAGCTCACTCAGCATCCGGCCGACCGGGCCGTCCGCGGCGTTGAGCAGCTCGGTAACCGCTGCCTCGTCCAGGTCAATCTCACCGGCGGCCACGTTGCGGTCCTCCCAGGTAGTTCCCGCCTAGCTCCTCGTCTTCGGCCATCGCGACCGACTTGGCGTCCGGGGCGACCGGCGCGTCCGGGTTCTCGAACGTGATGCCCTGCGCCTCCTGGTACGCCAGCAGCGCTTCCCGCGCGTCCTTCACCGGGTTCGCCCGCATGCCGATCTCTTCCTCGAATTCCCGTACCTGGTCTTCGTCCATGCCCTGCATGAGGGTGACCGCGGCCAGGTTGAGCAGCTGCCGGACGGTCAGCGTCTCGATCCCTTGCCCCGTCCGCCGGAGGAATTCCCCGTCGAGACGCGCCGCGTTGCGCGCCGACCAGCTGAGGAGCCAGCTGGCTGCCTGGTAGGGCGCCCCGAGATAATCTCCAGCACCTGGGTGATTACCGTCAGCAGCTCGTCAGCGTCTGCCTTGGTATCGATCGCATGCTGCTCGAACGCGGCCCAGTCGCCCTTGTCGTAGGACTTGCACGCGGTCTCGTCATCCGCGGTGCACTTATCGCACTCGCCGCACCCGGGAGCGCCCTCGTAGATGCAGTCCCTGAGCATCGAGTAGACAGCCGACATCGCCCGCGGGTCCTCGGTTGAGATGTCAGACGCGGACGCGAACTTGAGCAGCGGCATCAGGCCGATCTTCTCCGCGATGCGGAAGTGCTTGCCGAGCAGCTCGACCTTCCCGCTGTCGGTGACGGTGCCCTCGGCGACCTTCCCGCCTTCGGCCTTGGCGGCGAGCGCCTGCACGGCGGCCAGCTCCCGGTCCGGTGTCGGCGGGGGCGGTGGTGACAGCTTCGGCAGTGGCTCGTCGTCCCAGTCGATTGAGTAGTCTGCCTCTGGCTCGGGCATGGTTTCTCCCGGGGTTGAGCCGGAAGGCCACGGCAGCCCGTGACCTTTCGGCAAGGGCTAGGATCAGGTGCCGGCGAGACCGACGGAAGGATACCTCTGAATACGTGAGGCTGCATTCCAGGTAGATTTGAGCGAGACCGCCGCGGTAACACCGCCGGAAATCGCGTAGTCAGGCAGGATCTGGCCGAAGAAGTACTGACCGGGAGGCCCTACCTGGTTCGCGATGGTTGACGGGTAGAGGTAGAAACTGCGCGGCAGGCCGTCGGTGGCGCTGACATATGTCTGCGCGGACGCGGTGTCATAGAACCCGGTGAAGTCACCAGACGCGTCCGGCAGGCCCGCTACCCAGATCAGGTTCTGGTCACCCATCGCGGTGACGTCAACCTTGTTTACGACGAAATTTATACTCCAGTCGCTGAGCTAAAAGGAATGCCATGGGGCTAGCGACATCAGTTGTTGCGAAGGTGCCGTTGCCAGTAACCGCGACGTACGCGATACCGTTCCTCGATCTTGTTACTACCCGCCCCCCGTGGTGGAGGCAAGCGGGCTAGTCATTTCTGCTAGCCTCTGCGCATCTCTGCGCAGTCCGGACTCTATCTTCACCCGCGTGGGGTGCCGCGTACATAGTCTCTGAACCTTCCCGTCGGACGAACCAGGCGGGCTCGGCTGCTGATTACCCCTGCTGGCCACTTCTCGAACCGTCACGCTCGCGTTTTCACGCCACGTTGTGGTGGGGCCAGGTGACTCGGGCTTTCCAGCAATTCTCGCGGTTTTCACTAACAGATCACTCTGTCAGGCGGCCGGGAGCTGACCGTGAATACGGGACATTCTACAGCTCACCTCCTCACTTTTGTTACGAGGAGGCCGGCTCCGGTCGCATCGGCTAGGGCCGCGGCCATACGTTGCTAACGGCAGTCTAGCTTATTAGGTAGCCTGTCCGCACGTGAATGGCATATAATTGATACGTGGAGGAACGATGGCTACCTGTACCCGGTTACCAGGGCTGGTACGAGGTATCAAATTACGGGCGCGTCTCATCGCTGCCACGGGCAACCACACGTGGGAAAGTTCTGAAGCCGCAGCTCTCTACGAAGGGCTACCGGCAAGTCGGGCTGTCCAAGTACGGAAAAGTGAAGTTCTACCGGATTAGCAACCTGGTTCTGGAAACGTTTGCCAGTCCGCGCCCGTCAGGACAGGAGGCCTGCCACGGCCCAGGCGGCCAGCTTGACGACAGCCTGGGTAACTTGTCATGGGGAACGCGCAGCCGGAATCAGGGCGCGGACCGGGTGCGGGACGGCACTAGCAACCAGGGTGAACGGAGCGTACGGGCTAAGCTGACGGAAGCCATCGTCCTGGAGTGCCGTCGCCGTTATGCCGCGGGTGAGACGCAGGTCGCCCTGGCCGCCGAGTTTGGTGTCACCTCGGGAGCCATGAGCAACGCCATTCATGGCAAGACCTGGGCACATCTGGCCGACGGCATCCCTGATCCGGAAATCGACGGGCGATCACTGATCAGCACGCCAGACATGCGGCAGCGCCGCCGGGAGTACGGACGTCAAGGTGCTGAGAAGCGGTGGCGAGGATAGTCGGTCCGGGATGAGCAGGGTGGAGGCGGGCAGTCGGCGGGGCCTGGGCGGGACAGGTTAGTCGGAGGGGGCTGGGACGACCCGGTAAGTGCAGGCGTGGCAAGTCGGCAGGGTCCGGGAGGGGCAGTCGCGGGTCGGGGTGACTTGTCGGACAGGATCGGGCGGGACTGGGGTGGGTAGTCGGCAGGGTCCGGGAGGGTGAGATTTGGCAAGTCGGTGAGGGTCGAATTGGTGCGGGGTGGGCAGGGTAGTCGGCGTGAACGGGGACGGGATGAAGCGACGGGGAAGGGGTCGTCGGTGCGGCGAGGGTAGGCCTGCAAAGGGATGACTAGTCGGTGAGGTAAGAGTGGACGTGGCGTGGCTAGTCACTACGGTAAGGCTTGGTTAGCCACCCTGGTGTGGCGTCTCTCCCAGTATAACCCTCCCCGGATCGTGCTCAGTCTTCCACTGCCTGTTTGTTGCTATGTAGTAAATCGTCGTCGAGCTGACATCGAACTCACGAGCCAGGTCACTACCGCGTTCACCCGCCGCACGCCTGCGCCGGATCTCCCGGGCGATAACCCAGGTCAGCTTGTGGTGGCTAGCGGCCTCACCGGAACGACCGTCGCCGCCATGCCGGAACGAACCGTCACGGATCTTATCCTGCTCGTTTTCGGCACGCGTTCCGTAACAGAGATCTGCAGCTGCGTTGGCCTTGCGTCCCTTCGGACCGTGCCGGATATCATGTCCTGGCGAGCGCTGCCCGAGGAAAGCTTCCCCGACGAGTAGGTGCACCCGGTAGGGTTTACTTTTACCATTTTTGAACAGATTGACCCTTTGATAGCCGTAGTTGTCGGTGTTCTGCGCGAGTACCTTACCGCGCAGGCGCTTCTTCATCAGCCCCCACCGGTTACGAGAAGTTATCGTACGGTCAACACTCCGTACCCGGCCTTCGCTGCTGACTTCGTAAGCACCTTCGAAGTTCTTGACGGGCTTCCAACGTTCGGTAGGATCAGTCACAGCCGCACCTCATTTGCGGTCAGGCCCGGTCGCTGCCCTGAACAGCATGACCGGGTCGCTAAAGAATATCATTTCGCGAAGTTGCGTCACAAGAAGGGATGGTGATATTGTTATATGAGAGTACTACTGGTGCATCCGGGACCGGATTTTTCGGTTCATGACGTCTACACCGGCTGGGCCGAGGGGCTGCGTGAAGCAGGCGTCGAAGTCGCTCTCTATAATTTAGGGGGCTTTAACGATCGTTTGATATTTTATTCGAAAGCCCTCATGATGCAGTACGACAAGTCCGGTAACGAGGTCCGCGACGAGGCTGGCCTGCCTGTCGTTCACCAGGCTCTCAGCCAAGAAGGCGCCTTTACTCTCGCTATGCAGGGAATCACTCACGCTCTGTACACGTTTTGGCCGGATACGGTGCTTTTCGTCAGCGGTTTCTTTACCACTGCCGGGCTGCTGGAAGTAGTGCGTAAGCGCGGCCATAAAGTGGTGTTCCTGAACACCGAGTCGCCGTACCAGGAAGACGCGCAGCTGACCCGGGCGCAGTTTACCGACCTCACCATGCTCAACGACCCGGCTAACCTGCACCTCTACGACGAACTCGGCATCCCCGCTTTGTATGTCCCGCACGCTTACCGGCCAGCCGTGCACTACCCGCGAAAGAGACCGGCGAAAGACCCCCTCGACCTGACGTTCATCGGCACCGCGTTCAAGTCCCGCATTGAGTTCTTCGAGCGGATGAACTTCCAGGGAGTCGACTTCCTGCTGGCGGGCAATGACTGGGGCAAAATCCCGGAGACTTCCCCGCTCGTGCCGTACATCGGGACCGGGCTCGTCGACGCGGACTGCGTGCACAACACTGATACCGCGGACCTGTACCGCCGCTCCAGGATGGGCATCAACTTCTACCGGCGCGAGTCCGAAGACGAGCACGCCGGTGACGTCGCCATCGCGATGGGGCCGCGCGAGGTAGAGATGGCCGCGTGCGGGCTGCCGTTCCTGCGCGACCCGCGCGACGAGGGAGACAAGCTGCTGCACATGCTGCCTACCTTCACCTCCCCCGAGGACGCCAGTGAGCAACTTCGCTGGTGGCTCGCACACGACACCGAGCGAGAGGAAGCGGCCCGGCTGGCCCGCGCCGCGGTAGCGGACCGGACGTTCGTCAGCAACGCCAGGCGGCTGCTGCGCGCACTCGACGAATTGTAAGACCGGCTGATACACTTAGCGCATGCTCGGAACCCTTCTCGGAATCACCGTCCCTCTCTTCTACCTGTTCGCGGCCTGCGGGATCGCACGGTTCGTAGCCGTCAGTTCCAACACGAACGATGACCTCGACCGGCATGTGGTCGCTGTTGCCGTCGGCCTGTTCTGGCCAGTCGCACTTCCGTTCTACGTGGCACTGCACAACACATGAGCTACTGGCAGGTCACCTTCCGGTCAGCAGCCGGGCAGGTGGTAATCCTCGGCCTGGAGGCACCCGATGAGACGTCCGCGTTTCAGCGTGCCCTGACCCGGACGCCGTTTACCCCGGATACGTTCCATCTCACTGAAATTCCGCCGCCCTGCACGAAGCACCGGGTCCGGCACGACTGCACGGCCTGGTCGTAAGCTATTACTCGAACACTTGTTCTATAAAATCCTCTTATGTTACCCGCGAGTAACCGGAATGCATCCGGCTGCTATGGTGTTATACTCACTGATACACCAATCGCGAGGAGAAAACCAAGATGGCGCACGACATCGAACAGATGTTTTCAGTACGCGCAATGCCGTGGCATAAGCCAGAAACCGGGGACCGCACTACCGTCACCGAAGACTACCCGCAAAGTTTCGCCGAGGCGCGCAAGCTCTCCGGGCTAGGCTGGGACCCCGTCGCGGTGCCGACCGCCGAGCGGCTGATGACTAATTCACAGCTGAGGGAAGAGATCTCCCGGCTGGTTCGCGACTCGTCGATGAAGACCGTCGACGAAACCACCGCCGCGCTGGCAGACCTGTACGAGCGGTCGCTGCGCACCGACAAGGAATTCCGGCGCATCGCCCGCAGCGACACCCTGGCCACGCTGTCCTACCAGCGGGACAGTTACAACATCATTCCCAACTCCGCGTTCGGCGAGATCATCCAGGCCATCCTGGACGTCGAGCCTGACCTGGTGAAGCTGGAGACCGGCGGCTGCCTTGGCGGGGGCCGCAGGGTGTGGATGCTGGCCCGGATCGACGAGCCGGTCCCGCTGCCGGGTGACGGGTCGATGACCTTCCCGTTCCTGGGACTCACCAGCTCTCATGACGGGAAGGCATCCTGTGCCGCCCGGCTGACCACGGTCAGGATCGTCTGCGGGAACACGTTCTCTGCCGCTGAGGCTGAGGGCGACCGCACCGGCGCGGTGTACAGCTTCAGTCACCGCAGCGACTGGAAGGGCCGCCTGGGCGAGGCGCGGGAGGCGCTAATGTACGCCCGCACCCAGACGCAGGAGTACGTCGCGGCGATGACCGATCTGCTCGGCATCAAGGTGACGCCCGAGCAGGAGCAGCTGTTCCTGCGCGAGTTCATCCCCGCACCGCCAGACGGCCTGGTCTCCGACCGGGTAGCCGCCAACATCGCCGAGGCCCGCGCCGCGGTGCTGGGCTTCCTGAACGGGCCGACAGTAGAGGGCACCGGCATCCGCGGCACCGCCTACGCGCTGGTGAACGCGGCGGGCGAGTACCTCGACCACGCTCGTGTGGCGCGTACCTGGGAAACCAGGATGAACCGGTCGCTGCTGCGCGCGGAACCCCTCAAGGCCAAGGCCGCCCAGCTCGCCAGGCTCGTCGCGGCGAACTAGCCATGTCTCTTACCAAGTACAAGGTCAGCTGGGACACCGAGGTCTTCGAGCATCACGAGGCCGAGGTCGAACTACCAGGCGGCATGACCCCGGACGACCTGACCGTCGATGACCTGGCCGGGTACGAAAGCCCGCAGACCCAGCAGTCCGCCGAGGTCGAGGCCAGGGACATTACTGAGTGGAAAGAAACGAGTTAAGCCCAGGTGCGGTCACCCCGGCGTGGAAAACCGGAGTCCGCATCTTCCCAGGGGGAGGAAGGGATTTAAGGGGTTGGGTCCCTCTCTTCCCCCGGTGCGGGAGCGGCGCGGTCGGTGCCGCTCCCGCACCCCCCTCAGCGGGGGTAGCGATGGCTGATCCAAGACCGTGCGGCGCATCATGGGGAACATGCCCGGTAGCGTCGCAGCAGACCGGCTCAGCGGAGAGGGGTGCGGAGAGTGGATCTTCCCCGGTGTACATCATGAGCACATCTGCGAATCGTGCAACAAGCCCAGGTAAAGAGGTAACGTCATGGCCCGTGGCTACACAGGCCCGCCCGACCCGGACAAGGGAAAACCGTACCGGCACACGCAGCAGAAAATCCGCCTGCTGCTCGAAGGCGAGGATCTCCCGGTCTACGAAGACCTGCTGAAAATCATTCTCAAGATCGCGGAGAAGCGGCCCGAGGATGTCCTTGACGCGCTCGTCGACGTACTGGGGAGGGAACAGCCATGATCACAGGTGCCGTTACCGGCGCTCCCGAAACGGCGCCCTCTCCGCTGGCCGATGATACCTGGCTCGGCTGGGAGACGCTGGAGCTGTGTGACGGGTGCGGGCTGGGCGTTAGCGCGCTCTGGCTCGTCTTTACCCGCGCGGGCGAACTGACCCTGTGCGGGAAGCACTTCCGCGACTTCCGCAAGACAAGAGAGGAATACCAGTCATGAACGAGCTGGACCTGCTGCGCAGCTACGAGAGCGGCCCGCGAATCTGGGACGCGGCGGCGATCCTGCCCGGGGTGTACGCCCTGGAAACCAAAGGGCTGATCGAGCCAACTGGTACTAGCGGCGCGTACCAGCTGACAGAAGCAGGGCGCGAGGCGCTGGAGGATTCTGATGCCTAAGTGGGCCAGGTACCTGATCTGGGGTGCTATTGCTATCGCGGCGCTCCGTATCGTCAGCAGCGACCCGGCTGGCGCGGGCCACAGTGTCGGCAAGTGGCTATCCGGTATCTGGACGTTCCTGGGGAGCATCTGACGTGAGATTTACCGGGTACAAAGGCTCGTACCAGGACGGCATGCCGACTCGCCACGTCGCGGACGACGGCACCATCTGGCGTGAGGCCACACCGAAAGAGCTAGCTAACGCGCCGGGCGACCTGCTGATTTACTTCGGCAAGCCGGGTACCAGTCCCGTGCACGTCAATATCTACGACCAGCTGCGACTGCCCGGCAACTACCCGTTCCTGCCCGGCATCGCGCAGCTGCTGCCGGTATACGTGCAGGACACCAGCGAAGAAGGACCGCAATGAACACTAACCCGCAGGACGCGCCCGCGACGGTGATCGCCGCAGACGGCCAGACCGTGCTGCACCGGTACCGGGTGGACGGCGTAATCTACGCTCCCAACCGGGCCACGGCACAGCGCCGGCTCAGTGAGGCCGGCCTCTACCTGGACTACGCCGCCCTGAAATCAGGAGAGGAAGATGCAAGGCAGTAGTTTCCTGAACTCGTTCATGCCGGTGCTGCCCTGGCTGATACTGGTCATCGGCTTGCTTACCGCCTGGACCTTCGTCACAGTCGCCTGGGTCCGGCGGTTTAACGCGCAGCGGCACCGGATCGAGCACTCCAGGAAGATCCTGACTGACGCACGTGATGCGCTGGCCAGCACCATCTCAGACCCGCTTGCCGAAGAGAACACGCGCAAGCAGGCCGTAGACGCCTACGAGGCGGTTACGGAAGCAATCAACCGAGAGAGTGACACGTGAACCGAATCCGCGGGCTGGCAGCCGCCGGCCTCGCAGCGACCGCAATCGGAAGTGCCCTGGTCTTGTCCGGCTGTACGACGGCGGTTCCCGCACTGTCCGAGTGCGCCGCGACAACCGACGGGGGCTTCGGCTCCAGCGGGCAGGGCATTACCAGCGTCGTTCACCCGGGCGGGCAGGTACAGGTCGACAACGGCGCTACCGCCTGGTACTGGCCCTGCAACGACCGCAACTTCGTCACCGCGGCGACTGGCGGCGACCGGAAGGCACCGGAGTACGCAGTCCGCACCGCCGCCCAGGGGAACACGCCGGGCATGCCAGTCGATGTCTGGACGTCGGTGTACTTTACCCCCAACCAGAACGACAGCGTCATGAAAAATTTCCTGCCCTTCTGCCTCAAGTACGGCTGCGCGTCTACCGATCCGCAGAGCAACGCGGACATCGCGAACACGGCGCACTCCTCCACTCCCGGCTGGGAGAACATGCTGCTGGAAAACATGGGGCCGGCCGTCGACCGTGCCTCACGGATCGCCGTGCAGCAGTTCACCCCGTCGCTCTGGCAGGACCAGGGCAGCTGGGACAAGCTGGCCGGCCTGATCGCGGCAAACCTGGACACGCAGCTGGGCGTCGAAACCGAGTCCCCGGACTCATTTTTCTGCGGCTCGGGCAGCAGCCAGGGCAAGTGCACGCGGATGACCGTCGTGGTCAACAACGTTACCCCGGCCGACCCGTCCGTCGTCGCCAATTACAACAAGCAGGTAGCCGCTGAGCAGGCGGCAACGGCGAACGCGGCCCGGGTAGTCGCAGCCCAGAAGCTGTACGGCCCGTATGCTTATTACGCCCTGATGCTGCAGGACGAGGCATCGAACTGTCCTAAGTGCTCGTTCTACGTCGGCACTCCGACAGTCCCTGCGACCGCTGGCAAGTAAAGGAATGCGAAAGGTCCCGGGAGAGGCAGCACCCGGGACCTTTTGCCACAGCACAACAGCACACCAAGCACTTACTAGTTTAACACCCGGTTCAGCGAAGTGACATCATACTCTTCGCCGCTGGTCCGGAGTACCTGGTCCCGTAGCCAGTGGGTCAGGCTCTCGGCGCTCATTCCCTCAGGGTGCAGGCCAGGGTACGGCGCCCAGCCGGCCAGCGCCCTGTCAGTTGGCTGCTGCCAGACCAGGAACAAGACCGCCGTTCCGGGTGCCGACAGGTTTTTCTGGCATTCCACATTAGACAGCCCCGATTTGAACATCGACCCTTGCCCCGAAGTAAGTAACGTCATTGTAACTGATACGCCCGTACTGCCCGGCAGATACAGGCTCGCAGAAATGCACGACCCCGCCCAGCGTCGGGTCAGCCATGATGGCCGCGGCGATACTGCTCACCGAGGCGTCGTTAGACCCGATCCCCAGGTATGCATCCAGAGCCCGCTGCACTTTCTCGTTCGGCGGCGCGTCACTGATCGCGATCAGCACCCGCAGGTTTACCGTGAAGGTTCCGTCCATCGTCATCCCGTACATCACCACCGGCTGGCCAGGCAGGATGACCGCGACCGGGGGGCTGATCTGGTCCCGGGCCTCCGGCAGTGCGCGCAGCCCCGTCCCGGCGGTAATCCGGGCAGCGAGTGCGGAGCGGATGTCGTTAAGGCTGGCCACCGGCGTCCTCCTCGTCCTGCGTGAAGTCCCCTGCCAGC